AGAAACCGTATTTGCTCCCACTACTCCGGTAATACCCGCTACCATGAGAATCTCCGGCGAGTACTTTTTGATCTTCAGGCCGCCCTTACTGATAACAGTTTTGAGGGACGTACCCACGTTTGCTAGATTTTTCATGTCTAGTCTCCTTTCAATTATTGATTAATAGAGAATATAAAAGAGATGGCGAGCTCCTACGATCTTTTCCATCGTGATTGCTTCTTAATACCATCTCTTTCGTTATACGGTATGTTATTCATGCGATGTTTCTTGTTGGGTCTAAAGTTCTATCATCTGTGCTGTACACGGTAGATGCGCCGAGGAACGTAGTCCGGCGTCTTGTATAAGAAGACTTGCTTCTCATGACGATGGGACAAATACGGTTTCTTAGTTGGAGGTGGTATCTTATCGAGCTCCTCTTGCACTCTGTCCCAAAGAATACATAAGTTCTCACTGAGCAAGTCAAATGCCTTAATAACAGCATCAATTACATTGGCAAGAAACTCGGATACAGCTGCTGCCATCTCACAGATAGCATCTTTGCAGCGCATAAGAGCTTCCTTTTGCTCATCGGTTAGAGAATATTGCGAAATGTATTCAGCAAAAGCTTCGTCACTCATGATTACCACTCCTCTCTCCAAATACTTCAGCTACAGCAGCAACACAATAGCTGACTCGTTCAGCATCGGCCTCAAACCCTTCCTCCTTTAAGTGTTTGACAACGGCCGCCATCTTCTTGCTGAAACACTTCCAACAAAGTACCTGGTCATGAGCAAATTTGCCCCACTTAAGTATCTCGCCACATCCTTCGCAGTGCGTGTCATGGCAATCACATCTCTCTTGAGGATCTAAGTTGGATCCACAGTCTGGGCAGGTTCTGTAGAATTTTGACATGTTTGAATCTCCTTTCCTGGCGAATATACGCACTCAATGTATTCGGGTAAAATGACTACCGAGCTATTTGTGAGCTGTTCACGAAGCTCATTGAGAAGTCTTTTCTGTACTGACGCTTTGAGATTTACTTTGAACCGAAGTATCAATGGTAATCTAGGAGTCTCAAAATATGTGTCCAGCTCCGCTTTTTGATAGTTCTTAGCATGATTAATGTCTTGAGTATGATGACATTCAGGATTACATTCGTCACATGCTTTTCTATCACATAAATATAGAACGTTCATTCTGTACTCCCTTCAAGTAGTTTGTCCAGTTCGATCTTTGCCTGTTCACATAGAATGTTTTCAATCACTGAAAATGGGACCATCTTTGAATCAAGCTCAAGAAGTTCTTGTTTATTTATTCTATGCCGATATTGAGCTTCACCTTTCTCAAAGTGAAATATAATAGCATCGCCATTATAATCATCAAACTGTTTACAAATAATATCTTCATTAGCGAGTTCTTTGAATGTTAACATAATATTCTCCTTTCTTAGAATAACCACATAATGAAACGAATGGTTACAGCAATTACTGCTATTGTTAAACAACTGACGACGATAACTCCTGCGGCATAACCGATCTTATAGGTTAGCGTCTTTTTCTTGTCTTCCATAATATTAATCTCCTATTCTTTTGACATAGATTTTGCTATTGAACTATAGATCTTTTGTACATTATTTAAATTTGCATTAAATTCATCTAAAAGACCATCCAATCTTCTATCAAATTTTTCAGCAACCGCTTCTTTAGCTTTTGAAATAACTTCTTGTTCAACATCCTTAATATCTAGTCGTTTAATTTGATTTGTTAATTCAACTGACACATCATGTTTAATATCTGTTGAAACGGCATCAATTGTTTTTCTTACTTGCGAACGAATTTCTGTTTGTAGATCTCTGGAAACACGACTAGAAATATAATGTACTTCCCGATCAATTGCTTTCTGTGTAGCAATTTCAATTAAATCATCGCTAATTGTAATATCGAGGTTAGCAGATAAGTCATCTACCGCAACATCAATCATTGACGATACTTTATGAAGTTTGAAGTGAAGGTATCCAAGATATAAACATCCTCCCGCGATTGATAAGATTCCTAATCCTATTTTAGTTTCATTTGTCATCTTTATTAACCTCCTAATTGTAAATGTGAATATAAATGCTCGTAGAGATGTTTCTCAAGTTCTCGTTTAATATCGTCCTTATACACTTGAACCATTGTACCATCGCCAGCATTAACGGTCATTGTTTCTCTAAGAATTGGAGCCGCTGCACTCATACCAGCTTGTGTTGATGCTTCGGCAGCCATTGGTAAATATGCCAGTGCTTCCATTCGCTTATTCTGACAAGTCTCAACAAACGGACAATCTCTGCAGGCTTTTGCGAGTCGTGATAATCCCATAACGTCTCCTTTCAAAGAAAAGGAAGCAGTTAAGCTTCCTGGGCTTGGTCAATTACAACTTCGAACCAAGAACCATTTATCTTAACTGCTGTTCCTTCTTTTTCACGTTTCTTCATCTTTGCTGAATTCATAATTTTACGTTCTGAACCTGATGGTCGATCTTTTCTTATGCCCACTTCATACCGAGAACGCCATGATGAGTTAATTCATCGGGGGTGGGTGATTCCTCTTGGAAATATGGTGTGTACAGCATAATACATTCTCCTTTTCTTATTTAATATGAGATATCGCCAAACACAGGCTCAAGTTTCTCTTTTACCTCGTCCAGCAACGGCCGCATAACCTCTCGCATCTGAGGATGGGCTCCTACAGCTGTACGCAACTTAAATATGGTTCGCCACTCGCGGTAGTTTGCCGTAATGACAATATCCGTTTTAAGACTGTTCGGAAGTACCGATCTAGCCTCCTGCGGCGAGCAACCACATCTGAGCATAGTCATGTAAGCCTGCTCAGCTTCCTCCATGACATATAACCAGGCGTTATAGGCTCCAGATCCTTCCTCAAGGAAATATGGCCTAATGACCGTAATCTGGTCGCCGAACTTCTCTTTGCTGTAATTGCAGTACCGAGTCGACTCCTGAGCAAAGCTGGCAAGACGATGGCGTACCATTTCATGAGATACTCCGCGATCAACTGTAAATATAACTGTCATCTGAGAGTGTTCAATCATCGCCTCATGACCTCTTTTGATCAGCCTCCTGACAAAGTCCGCGGCTGAGTCTTCTTTGATAAGGTCCTCGCTTTTGTAGCATACACGACCGACTTGCTCGATTTTATGTATCTCGTCGATTCCTCCTACACTTATTGGCGTTAGGATTTTATACGTTGGATTTATTATTAACACATTTATTCTCCTTTCTAAGATAATTCTTATTTTTCATTCTGCTCTTCTGCATCAATATGATGAGCTATAGCAAAGTCTCGTAAATCTTTGTATAACTTCTCAAGAATTGCAACAGAAGTATGAATATCCAAACTGTTAAGCCAATCGGTTAAGTCCTCCAACGTAAACTCACCTTGTTTCGGAAATTTCATCTGACGCCTCCTTTCAAAATAAAAAGAAAAGAGTCTAAGATTTCTCTTAGACCCTCGTCTTTATTTTACATTATCGAATACTATTCCACCAACGTTTTGTAGATCTATTAAACCTTTTGAATCTGCAATAATGTGTTCAAATGCATCGATAGGTGCTTGCAATATATGTGTTGATTTATCGAATTTTAAACCTGAATTCTTAATAGCTGTAGCAATTTCGTCTGTTACTACAATCATCTTTGAATTAGATGGAATTCGATTTCTCAATAATACTATTGTAATAGCACTACCAATGAGTAATCCTCCAGTTAATGCAATTTCCGTTTTGTGGTTTTTAATCCATTCTTTTACATTCATCGTATAATCCTCCTCTCAAATATAGTTTTCATTATACCATATGTTTTTTTCACGAGCGATAGTTGATAGTTCCTTGATTTGGACTAGCAAGATTGATACCAAGGTCTTCATTCCAAATATCAACACGTTCGAAGCCGTCTCCCTTAGTCTGATAGATAGGATTAAAGCGTCCATACTTGAGAATACACTCACCGTACGTTCGCATCTCGGGCTCCAATCCAGACCAATATAACTGATCCTCGATCTCATCCAGCTCATAGCCTGTATAGACTATAATCGTCGGTTTAGGAAGATCCTCAGAATATACTTTTTGTCCAAGAGCTGAGATGAAATGTCTTACATCTTGCATGTCATCCAAAGGCTCTAATCCACCGATGACTATCGCAGAAGTCAATGGATTTTTAAAGAACCTTTTCAGAATTTCTTCATCCGGGAAATTTTTGGTAGGGAGTTGCGAAAGGTGTCTGTTCTGACACCCCTCGCATTTCCATGTACAATTAGGTGTTACTAGAAGCATTGCGGCTTCTTTGTAATCACCGAACGACTCATCAATTATCTGTTTAAGTTTCATAGTGTTTTCGGTCGAGGAAATAACTTCATGGCTTCCTTAAAGTCATATTGTACACCTGCTCGCGAAACCAAGACAGGTAGACCGTGTTTAAGTAAGAATTCGTCATCACCAAACTCGAAGTAATCGAGTGATTCAACAAATGTCTTATCAACACGTTTCAATTCTCGTTTAAGGATATCACACCGAGGGCAACCTTCTTTAGTATACAAAAGGTAATCAGCGTCTGCTTTGAAATATAAACCGCAAGAGCATTCGCCATTCGCCTGAGCACGAAACTCAGCACACATGCATTTAGTATCCTCTGTCTGCTCAATTTTGCATGGACAATACCCATCATTCTTGAGCACAGCGAGTTCAATCGCTTCGCTATCCGGCAATCTCTTAATTACTGTGTAATCCATTTGCGTTCCTCGTACTCCTTTCTCCTTGACGGAATCCAATTCTTAACCAAAGTAATAAATCCAACAGGTCTTGTTGCTTCTCCACATTTAGGAGCTCCGCACCAGCAAACATCTCCATAGAAGCCATGCTCATGCTCATCAACACTGATACGATTGTTGAAAGCAAAGTAAATAACACCTTTCTTGGCAATATCATTCAAGAGTTTCCAGCCTTGCTCGGGATTTGTGAATGGCGCGTCAATATTAAGATGTAGAATAGATCCACCACCACAAAGTTTGTCAAGAACAGCCGCATACTCCGAGCGATCGTTGATCGATTTATACTCACTGAGAGGAATCCATTGGTTGCTATAGCATTCTGTGATAACTTTATCCTCACCAAATGTGAGTTTGTCTTTCTTGGCAAGTTTAACGCAGGCACTTTCACCAGGAATTTGCTCAATGTTGATAGAATATGATTCTTCAGCACAGAATTCGCTGGTTACTCTTGTTATTAGCTCAAGAACAGATTTCTCAAAAGAAAGAATGTCATCGACGCCAAATATCTTTGCTGCGTCATATAGGCCGATGAAACCAATGGTATTGAACTGACGTTCGATCTTAGCAAGGTTCAAGTCATACAATTTTAGAGCTTTCTTGTCGATCAGATCTTGGATGCATGAGCGCACACCATGTAGATATCGGCAAGACTCTGTTACTTGCAACTCCAAATATGTAAGAGCATCCGCCACAGTTATGCCCGATCCATGCATCCTTTGTGCCCAGTAAGGAAGGTTAAGCGTGATAACACCAACCGACCCAATATTAAGATCACTGCCACCTATGAAGTTGGCAAAACCACTTAACTTGGTATTCATTGTGTCAATGTTATTAAGTACGCGGCAGCAAGTAGACAAAGTGGAAATATCAGTCCCACAATACATGTTGGCGTTACTCCACTGCTGATTTAAATCGCTGAAGCGTCTGGCTGTCTCAGGATTCACAAAGGAGTTTGTCTCTGCATCAAAGAGAATACAATCTGTGATAACAGGGAAAGTCATTACTTTGTGTGAGAGAATATCATTTACGCACTCAAGGAAGAAGAACTCCAGTTCTACAATCTCATCGATATGCGCAATGACCGGTTCACCATTTGGGAACAATCTGTCACCAAAGAAGTTATCCAAATATGATTCGTCCATACAGGAAACATTAGTGAAAGCCGATTCATTCATCCGCATTTCACTACCATTCAGCTTATAGACAAGCATCTGGATCTGCTGCTCAAGATATTTCTTTGGATCTGCGGTATATCCAGATTCAACATCTTTGTTCCAGTAGTACCACATGTAAGGAAAGAGTGCTGGCATACCAACCGCGCCTGTTGTCTCACGACAAGTTACAGCAACGAATTCAATGACATGCTGGATGAAGCTGTCAAGATGCTGCGCAGGTCTATCAGAAATATCCGTAAAGAAGGCGCCTTTCTCTGCCAATACATCAAAGTCATAAGCAAAGCAATACGGTTTTGTGGTAATGTTCTGACTGTTATGTGTATAGATGACACCAGTAATATCATCCAGCAGGAATTCGTCCGCTACCTTTTTGCCATACAGAGAATATAATTTATTGTAAAGAATCCGATAGTTCTCAGTTTTTTCTACCGGATTGGAAAACTCTTTAAGGAGAATACCCATGTAACGATCCCGAGTATTTGCATTACCGTCATCCTGTTTTGCACGATACTCGAGAGTTGGCAGCGCCACCGAATATAAAGGTTCCATATCTAATTCTGTGATCTCAGAAATACCTCTAAAAGGTTTGTAATGTGGCGTTGCACAAATTTCACACAATCCACTCATCTTATAGTGCTCAGGATATGTGGACTGCAATTCTAACAGTTGTTGATAATAGTGTTTATCCATTCTGATTCTCCTTATCGTTTTCTAACTTATTGTCGATGGGCTCGCGTTTGGCATCAGACGAACCGAAACCGCCTGTTCCTCGAGATGTTTCACTCAAGCTATTGCAAACTTCGATCTTCTCATACCTATAAGGCTGGATGATCAGTTGACAAAGTGGTGTTCTGATACCATACTTCCCATTAATCTTAATGCGATCGGCAAATATGTTTTTGATCGGAAGCATAATCTCTCCGCGATAAGATGCATCAATGATGCCAACATTATTCGCCAATGTAAGACCTTTCTTATGAAGAGAACTGCGAGGATAGATAGCTCCAAAACAGTTCTTAGGAATCTCAACTTTGATTCCCGTAGGTAGCAAATATGTTTCACCAGGCTCGAGAGTGTATTCTTTTTCTGTATCTACATACAAATCCATCCCGGCCGATCCATTATCTGCATAAGACGGCGTTACTGCTGTCTCAGTTTTCGTGATTTTCATTACCTGTCTCCTTTCTTAAGATAAATAAGTCATAATTCCTTTCAAAAAAAAAAAAAAAAAAAGAGATAACTAACCACTCCCCAAACTATCGTATAGGACTCCACCCCTATACCCGTTGTGTTAACTGACTTTCAACAGTTGTGTGTTAGTTCGTCATTGGCTTGACGTTCTCTTTCATTATACCATATGTTTTTTTTTTCGCGAGTGGAATGTAAAAAAAATGAGAGGCCGTGTAAGCCTCTCAAATATAACTGTTAACGTGAATTATTGCGACGCATCTCGCGGATGAAGATCCAGATCAACCAGAGACCGCCCGTGATGCAACACATTAGAATATCGCCAATAAAACTCCAAAGATTGTAGTCACGCATCCTTCTTTTCTCCTTTCATTACAGCGGCTCAATTATAAAGCAAGGACGCACTCCATAGTAGTAGGGAGCGCCGGTGCTGTCCGCATCACCATAGTAATCCACAGAGGCAAAATGAGAAGCCGAAAATTCCTTCCTTGTAGCGTTCTTAAGCCAATACCAATAGTATTTGCCATTGAGTTTAGCTCTGCGCTCTTTCTTCATCAAAGGCCATTGCTCATCCTGATCAGGAACAAAAGTGTTATGATACCAATCATAATGATCAAAGATCTGGCTGTAAGTTGGCAGCGTTATCTCACTAATATTCGCTCCTGTATCTTTGGATATAACAGGAAGAAGTGTATCATGCAGCCAAGAATTTAGGTCAGAGGGACCAAAACCACCTACATTGGTTCTCTCAGAATTAATGGGTCGCTCAGTAAGAATATTGTCAAATAGTAATACGGCTGCTCCATTCTGCTTAACTTCTTGTACAGTCGCTGTTTGTTTACCAAAGAGATCTCCCAAATCAATTGTAAATGAATCACCAACTTTATACAAAGATTTCGTAGCAGGATCAAAATCTTCATTCACGGCTTTTACAATTGTCATTTTTCCATCAGTTGTTTCATAAGGTTCCATTGTTACTATTCTCCTTTTAGCGTTATTTCTTTCAATCAAGAGGTTTTGCTTGTGGAAGTCTGATAATGTACCCATTACGGACGCGATCTGTACAGGCATCTCTGAGATTAGTCCATCCATATTTATTGTCCGTAAACTGACTCTCAATTCCAGAGAGATCATAGAAATCTGCTACAGATGCTACGCCGTAATCAATCGTGAGATCAACCAGATGTGAGAGAACATCTTCTGCTTCTCCTCTGGACTCAAAGAGAATATCATCAAAGTCGTGGCGTGCTCTGGATCCTCTAGAGAAGTTTCCACCTCGGTCATCTCTTCTGTCGCGATCTCTATCTCGTCCGCCGTAGTATGAGGAATATGAGGTGTATGTCTTACTTCCATTCCGAGAATAGTTACGACTACCAGAACGGCGTTCTCCAAAGAGAAGCATCTCAATACCGCCAGAAACTGCGTCGCTCAATGTAGATTTGATCGCTGGAATGATTACGTCATGGAAAATATAATCACCCACACTCTTGCTATCTTCACCAAGAAAAGCTTCTGAGAATTTCTTTCCCAGGGATTTTTTCTGTTTGATAGCTTTACCTTTTACAACAGCGACTTGCTTTTCTTTCTTAACTTCCTGAGCGTATTCTGTCTTTGGTCTACGCTTTGTCTCGCTATTACTTGGAAAGTCAACGTCGTTGCGGGTTAATTTCTTCTCATCCATTAAGCTTCCTCCTGTCTGAGGACGAATATAACAAAGCGGTCCTTATCAGCTTCATGATAGATAGCTTTACCATTCTCTGTGAAATACACAGGAATAGCTTCTCTACCACATCTGATAATACCTTTCTTTGCTTCTTCCTCCGAGGTAAAATATAAAGGCGTCCATTGGGTTGCTTCCAGATCAATACCGAGGCCGCCTTCTGAATCAATATTTGTCATCTCCAACGTCCTCCTTCTTCGCATTCTTCTTAATCGCATCTGTTGCAATGATTTGAATAATCCTGGTATATTCAGCTTTGCGTCCAAGATAGTATCCGGCGCCAAAGATGATCAAACCCAGTAGTAAATTATTCTTCTGACATTTACACATGGTAAACTCCTTTCAAAATATAAAAGGAGAGCTCAAGATGCTTTCGCTTCTCAAACTCTCCTTTGTCTGACTTACTCTTCCGAGCTTGTATCAGAATCGCCACTTTCGACATCATAGTCGCCTTCGAAGATCTCATCTTCGTCGGATTCATTTCCCTTGTTAAGTAAGCTTGCTGCTACCAGCAGTCCGCCTACACTCGCAAGGATGATGACACCCTTCTTAATGATAGTCTTCTTGTTCGCCTTAATGACCTCCAAAATACCTGTTTTCATGTTACAAATTCTCCTTTCAGAATATAGTTTTCATTATACCCGTTGTAATTTGTGCGACCTAAACAAACTGTTTAAACACAGGCATACTGAGACTTGTATTGCCTCTTGCATCACGGGTTTTACTAAAGGCTTCTATCTCAAGTTTCTTGCCCATATAGTGGTTTAGGTTCTGAGCTATTTCTAGCCTTTGTTGATGAGTGAGTCCAGTCCCGACTCGTACCGGAACAGTGCATCCTTTAACTTGACAAATAAGTGCGGCTATACCACCTTCAATCTTTGTTCCGTCTGTCGCCATTTCGACATCTACCAAAGTTCCTATATATTCATCAAGTCTCTTCACTTTAACCAATGTCTTTGACCGACCAGGAATATAAATACTGTCTAGGTCCATAAGCATTAGTCCCTCACCGCCATATCTCTGTACTTGTGCCATAAGGCTGTTCAGAGTGTCAGTGTCTTCTCCTTGAATGACTCCGAGCAAGGGTACCATGATTATTGGATCTGTTAAAGGTTGTTGACTAAACAGTCTTTTCAATTCAAGATCTCTTTCACGTCCGGTCGCTGTTCCGCCAGGCGTGTAAATGTCAAAGCATATAGCCATCAGATCAGACTTGTTATCTGGATACTGCTGGTTGGCTTTACCAGTCGTTTCAGCTCTTAGAAGGAAGCTGTCCGCCTTACTAAAATATAAACTGCGGTCAACGAGCTCACAGTCATATACGGTGTCATATGGATACCATGGTAGCTCGAGATAGGATGTGATGTGCGTAAGAAGTTTATCTTCTTTACCAGTACGAGAATATGCGAAGACTCGTCCGGTCTTAGACTTATAGAACAGTCGTCTAACACCATCAATCTTCTCACTTATCCGCCAAGTCTTTCCTATAAGGATTTTACTAGAGTAGTTTTTAATATTGACGCCTAATGCTGGTGTGAGTTCCATGTGCTTCCTCCTTTCTGAAAATATAAAAGGAGAGTCTAAGCTATTAACTCAAACTCTCCTTTCGTCATTCCGTTTCCTGTTTTACGTTATCGATCATCTCTTTGACCTTGTCCTCCAAGTCATCGAATCGTTCGTCAACATAGTCTGTCGTTTTGTCTACCACCATGCTCTCTAGGGCTATGGCACCAGCTTTTGTCGCAATCTTCGCTAAGATTCCTCCTGTTACTGGGACCATTCCTATTGCGCTACCGGCAATCATCCCGACTCCTATTCCGACAACGACCTCAATTCCTAGTTTAACAATCTCTAGTTTTTTCATTGTATAACTCCTTTCAGAATATAGTTTTCATTATACGACGTGTTTTTCTCGCTAATTCATAGTCGAAGAGATATTCTCGTCACCATTTCCAACAAACATTACGTGATCTGTGGGAATTGATTGAGCTCCTGGATCGCCTCTATCATAAGCATCGCACCATTCAGTCACTCTCTGGATAGCAATATCACTTGGGATGCATACTTCATTAAAATCGTCCCATTGCTCCATTACAGAGAATTGATATGTAGTTCCATTATTTTGCCAAATAACATCCTCCACAGTATTCGGAAAGCGATCGTCATTCACGCGATTCATAACAACACATAATACAAGCGAAATCTGATCATAGCGATCATCATTTCCGAAGTCAATATCGTATTCGCCATCTCCATCTCGATTCTTATCTCCACATAACAACTGCGCCATAAGGAAAATTTCCTGCTGTGTAAAACCATATACAGGATCAATGACGGGTTCGGGAGTTGGCTCAGGCGTAGATGTAACAGGATCCTCAGAAGGTTCGGGAGTTGGCTCAGGCGTAGATGTAACAGGATCCTCAGAAGGTTCGGGAGTTGGTTCGGGTGTTTGATTGGGTTCTTCTGTAGGATCGGGGGTGGAAAGCGGATCATTATCAATCTTGGTTCCAATGAAGACACTCATTGCGGTAAATATAACTATTACCAGAAGTGCAATGATGCCACGTATGAGTTTCTTATTCATTCTTTCTCTCCTTTTGTGTAAAGAAAGGAGCCTAAGATCTCTCCTAGACTCCCGTCCTTTACTTTTCTTCTTTTTCCATGTCGATACGTACTTGCAAATTCTCTGCTTTGACTATCACTTTTATCATCGGCTTGTTGTCCTGTGGAATTTCGACTTCTGTTTCAAAGTTACGAAACTCTCCCAAGATTCCTCGCTTCAGTATAGCACTGACAATCATGTCACTCAATTTACTCATATCATAGACTCCTTTCAGAATATAGTTTCATTATAGCCTATGTTATGACTGCGAGTACATTAGATGACGGAAACGCTGTACTCTTTCTTCTTACCAGAAGTCGGCATTACGATCGAGACAGAATATACCTTCGTCCGGACAATCTTAGAAGGCAGCGCCTTCAGAATAACGGCCATAATTTCGGGCCTCACATAGGAAGTCAATACAGTAACGTTATCGTACTGCATCTTCTTCAACTTGCGGTTGTAGGTGATAGCGATCGGGGCCGCCTTTTTCTTGATAGGTTTACGTACGGTTGTCTGTTTCTTCATTGTTAATATTCTCCTTCAATCATAGATTTGATTTTGTCGTTAGACTCCCATAGAAGTCGTGCTTCATCGAGAGCCTTAGTAAGTACTGCATCGAGATTTGCCTCCGTCACAAATGGCTTAAACTCATCGGGTATGCGAGAATATAACTCGTCGATGACATATGCCCGCTTAATTTTACCGGTTCCTCCGCCATAAGTAATCTCAGCATCTGTAACGAGGCCCAACGCAATGGGTAGCAGATTTTGCAAGAGTCGAGTGACATAAGCTACCTTTTCGGTAGATGACATGGTTTTCCACTTTGGCCACCCTTTCTTAATGGCTACAACAAACCCTGTAGCCAAAGCAATAATGACCAACACATCATGCCAGTAGGCACCTATCCAACGTAAAATATCCATTATGTATTTCCTCCCATACCAGCAAGTGTATCGATCAACGGATCGTGTTCTTTATCTGTATTACTAGCCTTAATCTTCAAAAGATTTTCGGCCTTACTTTTCCAGGCATAAAAGCCTATTGCAACAGCTGTTGGTGTACCCAAATATGCTGCATAAGCAATAAACATACCTGTATCGATCTGGAATCCAAGTTTTGTGTCCCATACTGCGGAACATACAACCAAGACCCCACCGATAATTGCTCCTAAGATAAACAAGAAATAGATTACACACATAGTCATCTTAGTGAAAGTGCTGCCGTACTTCTGCTTCATTCTTTATCTCCTTTCTTATGAGAAATATAATTGTTTGAGATGAGCATTTGAATACATTACTCCAAGACTTGGACTAACGATACCAAGAGCAGCCTTCCACCAAGTTCGTTGAGCATAATAGAAGCCATCTCGTGCTTGCCAAATCCAAATATCATCACGTTTACGTGGTTTATACATAAAAGCTCCTTTCATAAGAATGAAAAAGGAGAAGGGCCATTTAGACCCTTCCTTTTAACACAAAATTCAACGCTTTCGACGTTACGATATCAGCTTTTTCAAAGTTGAGTATCAGCAAGATTCCCAAAAGATTTCCGCCTACTATCAAAAGCGTGTCTGGGGATATCTTCCAGTTGCTTTTTAACAACTCTGAATACCCTTCATACTGCTTTTTATAATAGTGCCAATCTTCTTCTGTGATTCCTTCCATACTCATCTTATCCAAAGCAAGATCTCGTTCCTCGATTAGACGTCTTTTTGTCTCTTTCGATAGTCGCATTATCCTTCTCCTTTCAAAAATATGTTTCATTATACGCCTTGTTTTTCTCGCGCTTTAGTGAAATCTTATAGCATGAGAAAAGTCGGCGACTATCTGTTGTATTTGGGATAGATGTTAAAGTCCATCACCAAGCAAGGTTTGTTTTCCTCGGTCAAACAACTTGAGAATTTAGCTTCGATAAGACCTTTATCAATATCCCATCCAAGCATGTCGCCAAGTTTCACACCACTTAAACCAAGCTCATAGTAGAACTCATTCAAGGATATAAACCCATCATTCATGAGATTACGATTAAACTCATTTACAATCTGACGAATTTTCTCTACATCTGCTTTAAAATATCGTCCGGTCAAGGCGTCATAGCACGTCATCTCTCCTTGACCCGTGATGATTATTTCATTGACACCAACGGGATTAGCTCTTACACGATCTCTGGCGATCTCATCATGTATCTTATGCTCTTTATTAGAGCCAAGAGTTTCTGTGACTTTCGCCTGATACTCTTTAAAGGCTGTCTCTGTAAGAGAATATAAACCAGCCATAGCTGCATTCCTTCTCAGATTAACCTTATGCGCTCCTATAATACAACCCATAGATGCAATACCAACAGCTGCAGCCGGCAAATATAATTTCCAGCAAAGCTTAACAGTATCTACTGCAGGAATTGTAATAGGTTCGCCATACTTTTCACGGCGATCTTGCTCAAGTTCAAGGACTTTAAGAGCCTTTGGTGTAGCTTTAACAGCTAATATAGCTGTAGACAATACCCCTGCAACTCCAAGTCCAGTTAATATAGTCGGACTGTTCTTTGACAGTGTCTCGCCAGTCCTAACTAAAACGTTCTTTACACTCATTTTGCTGCGCCCTCCTCACTAACAATACACCGCAGTAACAACAGATAGTTCATGTGGTCCGTGATTTTTTCATTCCATTGCTCAAGAGTGAAGTCATTCGGACTCGCACACATGTCATAAATCGAGACTGTATGTTTGGCCATAAATCCGGCACATGCGGTCTTCATACTGCCCTGCGTTAATGCTGCTGTGGTACGGAAGTTGTGCAACCTATCAGCGGTTGCGTATTCAGCCTGTTTCTTGATGAGAACATCTGTACAGCGCTGAATCTGTTCCTCCACAATTTGGGTAAACTTCTCATTGTTCATTTACCAAGTTCTCCTTTCTTTAATTTTCTTTGTTACTCGTCCTTTAAGCATTTGTAGCTCAATAAGACGTGCATCAAAAGCAACGGTAGGTTCTTCTTGAGGATCCCATACTTCCTCTAAGTAATGCCTGAGCCAGCGTTTCCTTTCTCGCTGCGCTCGCTTTGTGAAACAAACTGCTGGTTCGTACTTCACTATGTCACTCCTTTCAAAAGAATAATAAAAGGCGAAGTGTGCAACCATTACACCTTTTTCACTGGTTACGATCCAGTCCTCTTCGTCTTTCATTATATCAGTTGTTATTCTTGCGAGAAGTGATCTTGCAGTATTATGAAGTTCGTATAGACCTGAAACTCTATCGGAGAGAGTACAGCTTCTTCATACGTGAAAAATGTTACTTTTTCACCCGAAGACTGTTCTCGCTCTTCTTCGACAATGTTTCGTACAAGCCGAACGTCACAACCATCAAACCTTGTTTCCTCAGGCCGAACCGTCGATTCGGAAGGATGATAATTAAGCTTCATTGTGATTCCTCCTTAATGATAGATTGTGGCTAATCGTTGATAGACATTTCTTTTGCCTCTATAGCTAATGAATCGTCTGAAAGATGTCTTTGTTTGATCAACTTTCGAATTCGACGACTATGCTTTGATTGTTTGACAGCTAACCTTAAGTTAGTACTCGTCAACATTGTTTCATACAAGTGATTATAAGATTTCATTCTTTCTTATCCTCTCATCCACGTTCAACTCTGTGCTACTAGCAGATGCTTGTTACGAGTTAATTTCCACCAAGAGGTGAGGCCTATAGACACCATTATAATAAAACTTTTGGATATGAGTGAGACGCGCCGATGTTGGTGTTCGTATTCGAAACCGTGTTATTCAGATTCACGTACGACGCTCCCGCTTGGAGCGTGTTGTTCCAATTACCACCGACAATGGCGCAATTTCGGTCTCTATAGGCCTGTTATTCTCGTTCGTATGGAGAACCTAGGTTCTCCAATCCTCTCCTCTAAACAAGTGGTTTACAAGAGAGAGACGCGCCGATGCTGGTGTCCGCACCCGAAACCGTGGTATGCAGAACCACGCACGACGCCCCCGCTAGGAGCGCGTGGCCCCAGCCCCCACCGACAAGGGCGTAGAAAGTACCCGAGTTGTTAAAAAATAATGGGTCAGGATCGTATGTCGTTGAACTACCTGATGCCGTTTGTGGAATTCGACCGTAAGGCATTGTGACGGTTCCTGAAATATACCCGCCGCTTGTTCCAGCCGGCGTTCCACCTGTTACGGTTAAATAACCAGATGCTGTTTCATTGTAATCCGAGACAGTACTTCCATCTTTTGTCCCTCTTGTAAGTTTCATTCTTTGAGCACCGTTAAGCAGAATCCATCCAGCAGTACGTCTCCATAGATTTCCCCACGGATGTTCCATGCCAAAGACCTTAACTCCACTCTCGCCGCCATTCCAAAACAAACCTTTATCGTTCATTGTGCCAGTTGCTACAGCAGAAGACGAATTTGCTCGTCCAGCTCCGAACGCAGTCTGACTATCTGTAGATTTTGAAAGGAGAATGCAAAGATCGATAAAGAGTAAGCGATCGGCAGCAACTTCAGTGTGCCAATAAGTACCGTTAGCCTTAGCATACGTAACTTCAGTGGTACCAGTTTGAGAAACCATGTTTGCTTGCCCACTCAAAGAACGAAGTTTCGAAGAAATATTTGAACCAAAGTAGATAGGCATATAGAAATATGGAATCTCATTATTGGCTTGATCATAGTTACTCCAACATTCAAACGTACTATCCAACTTTATATTACAAATACGGAATTTGTATACACCGCCAACCTCAGTACGACTTACAAAGATCTTTGGCCATTGCATCATTGCGTTGCCATTGAACGATGTATTAGCGATGTCTGACGCAGTTCCATCGGCTTTCTGTGCATAATTATTTGGATTAAGGAAATATGCTACAGTACCATTAGCATTTAGCATGCAAGGCTTCGGCATGAACCAATTATCAGCGGCCCATCCGCCATAATTAAATGCACTTCCACTCCATGCAGCAGGTGTAAAAGCCGAGTTTGCGACGCCAGAAGGATAGACAACACGTCCTGTAGGACTAGCAGTCGCCAATGTTAAATCAAATCCGTACAAAATATAATAGGACACGGAGAAAGCTTTTGTAACAGATACAGTACCTTTAGAGTTAGTCGCTGTTACAGAGAAAGTACCTTCCCCTTCATCACCAGCACCTGGAGTACCACCAACAACACAATACGCAACGTTTCCAGTCACATACGTATTCAACACACTAGCCCAACTAGGTAATCCGTTCGTCGTCCAGTTAATTGTGGCTCCATTTTGATTAGCGCTAAACAACGCCGTTGCTTCAATACCCTCTTCTTCGCCGATCAAATCAACGCCAGTGATTTCGTTAGGAGCTAAAGGTTGAATGTCGTATGCGATTGGATCAGATGTTGTATAACCAGCAGTCGAAGTAGCACGAACAGTAAAAGTTCCTGTAGCAATCGTTGTAGTACTTCCAGAAACGACGCCAGTTGATTGATTGATAGAGAAACCAGCAGGTAAATTCTGCGCAGACCATGTAATCAGCAATGAACTTGAGGCAGATGCCTGAGCAGTTCCTGTTGTACCATAAGAAGCGTTCAAAGGTGTACACGTAACATCTGTAGGCGCTCCTTGTACAGTTACTAGGAAGATACCATACAAATTTGCAACAGTCACGCTCGAACTACTATTACCACAAACAACGGTATAAGTTACATTCGGGTCATTTGCAGGAACATCGACAAGATGGCTTGCCGGAACAGTACCGTTGTAATTAAGGCTTCCGCCGGTTACAGTAAAAGCGGCTCCAGTTGTAATTGAAGCTTCAAAGTTAATACGGATGACAAATACACCAGAAGATGCAGCTGGTTCGCTCCATTCGCCCAATCCGTTAAGATACTTCTCAGAAGTACCGCCAGATGGGAGAACAAACTTCTCTCCAAGCTCTTCTTTCATGTCATCCCAACCGATAACACTCATAGTACCATCGAGTTCAACAAACACTTTTCCTTCGGTCGTTCCGCTATCACTCTTAACAAGACCCGGAGTCGTACTTGTGGCAAGACCAACGGGATCATAGTTAATAACATAAGCGAAATCAAAGACAGTTCCGTCAAAGATGTATCTGGTCGTTGCATCCTCATGGGTTTCATCATCCAGGACATAGGTAAAGTCCCCTATTTTGACGGTTGAGGGAATAGTGTAATTGTCAAGATCATCCTTTGTAGCAAAACTTACTCCGATAAATCGGCCACCTTGCTGCTGCAAAGCTGCAACATCAGTGCGGAGATCAGTAATCTCAGTGTAAGCTTCGGGAGTCATAAGACCAACGTCGTCATCAGAAACCAAAGGAATGGTTCTGGTATACGTACTTGTAGTCTGAGAACTTGCGTTATAGCGTGTAATGGTTACAGTCATAGCTGTGCCATTTGCTGTAGGAGCCCAGTCAGTCAAGACTTGAGGAAGCTCAGTTCTGTTTACTTTATTAGTATTCAGAACAGCTTCGGCTCCCTGCGCCCTGGTTGATTCAGTCTGCTCGGCAGTGGTTGCACGAATGATCTCATCAGCAAGACCCTTGACAAGCCCTCCTGTTGAATCGCCTACTACTTCCTGAGTCTCAGTGAGAGATTCACCAAGAGTCTCAAGACCTTCTGCATTTGCATTAGACTGATCGATCACGTCCGTCAAATTCTGCTGAACTGCAGTAAGATCTGCAGCATTAAAAACTCTGGCAACCTTTGTTCCGGTTAGCCAAGCCAACGCACCATCCGGACGAGTTACGGTAAGCTGGTTATTACCGACACCAATCTCAGTGACCATGACAGTCTCAGTAACTGTTTTGTCGATACCAAGCGTCAGTGGAAACGGTACTGTTTGCGGAAGAATGCCCGCATTACCAACAATGATAAAAGTATCCGTCGCGCTAATGTCACCAGTCAAGAATGTCGACGGTGAGTCTTTTTGCGGAGGATACATAGGTCTAGTTATCATGCTTGTTCTCCTTTCAGGATTAATATTGTGACCCACCATGTGCATTGGTGAAAAGTCGAATCTGGAATGTTCCCTCAATACGTGTTAAACCATTAGGCACAATACGTATTGTATGGTCACCACGCAAGATGTTACCATTAGCATTCTTACTCATGTACGAAATAAGGTTAACATTTCGGATAGAACCATTGTAAGTTCCAACCAAAGTATTATCCAGATAAATTGCCATAGTAGAAGCAGAAGGCCCTTTGTAGATACCATACTCGATTTGATGGGTATGGTCTGGCAAAGTAATGTCATGTGTATGGCTCGGAATACTCACATTATGTGTATGACTCGGAATCGATACACTATGAGTATGTGAGGGAATTTGCACGCTATGAGTATGACTCGGAATCGATACACTATGAGTATGATCAGGTATATCGATCGTGTGTTGATGAGAAGGGATTGTAATACTATGCGTATGACTCGGAATCGTAATATTATGCGTATGACTAGGAACACTTACTATATGTCTATGACTATCATCATGTGTATGATGGTGTAAGTTATGCGAGTGTGATTTGCCATCTACAGTAGTTTCACTAATTGGATATGAATTCCATTTGTCTTTCCAAATAGCATCACCAGTTGAACCCGAATCATTATAAGAAGATGTACTTGTAGATGAACCGCCTGAACTTGATGTTTGACTAGACTGTCCACCGGTACCTGAAGATGTTTGAGTAGATCCACCAGAACTGGATGTACTACTACCACCACCGCCAGAAGAACTTGATTGTGTGGTATTTCCTCCGGAGCTGGATGTCTGATTTGAATTACCACCTGAACTGGAAGTCTGTTGTGATGCACCACCGTCAGAAGAAGTAACGTTACTGCTACCTCCACCAGACGTTGATTGTGTTCTTGCTCCGCCACCTCGCGTAGCCTTAGAATATGCTCTAAAGCTTGTAAGACGTGCCGTGAAACGAATTTCATTTACGTGAACAGCATTTTCCGGGATAGTAAATGTAACTTCAGCAGGATTTGCTGCATCAGCATTATCATAGAAGCTGTCAGTAAATATAGACTCAGAACCTTGAGCATAAGTCTCACTAATACGCTGTTTATCAGCAATACTAGCCATACTATCTGCTACATCCTGAGTTCCGTGTCCAAGAACAATCTTTCCACTTTGTGGTGCTCCAGATAGGTTAGGTTTAATCATCTTTTGTACAACCATGTACTCATCAAGTTTACCATTGACAATTCGTACAGTATCCCCGATACTTAGGTTAGCTGCTCCCGATATCGTTTGAATATCGAGTTCATACGTAATGGCTGGTTCCTCAAGTTTCTTCAACATCGCTACACCAGTTGCTTTGAGTGACTCCTCAATAGTGAAACGTTCATCGGTCCAAACTTGTGTAATGATTCCGTACTTTGCTACATTAGGCGATTCCAAATATGGAACTCCGCCATTAACGTTAGCAATGCCTAGTTTATTATCGTTCTCGCCATATCCATAACAATATAGTCTTGTTGTGAGATTTGTTGGATCAACGGTACGAACAATCCCGGCAATGTTCTTTCGATATCGAATATCGGTAATGGGTTCCTTTTCAGTCTGGAGTAATCGTAACCTCCAAGGAAATGAGGTTGTGTCAAAGTCCCAGTAGAAGTCAGTCTCCGAGAAGGGTTGAACAACAGAATATAGAGCTGATAAAAGGTTCTCATCCTGCCACCCATAGAGATACTGATGACAATAGTCACAGATGTCTAATACCCATCTCGGATCTGACTGTCTCTGTAGGATATAGGCAATTACTTGAGGCGTGTATGTCCCAAGATTGCCAATTTCATGCCATCCCAGCATTGTATCATCAAGTAATGTACTCAAGACATGCTCGAGTTGATACTCAACAGAAGCCTCTGTGCCAAGCGTATCTTCTACACGAGGCATGATGCGAAAGAGGCCAACATATTTGTCTTTATTACCTCCATCAACATCCCAAAGCTCAACGAGGTTAAATGCTTCACAATACTGGTTCTTTTCGTCCGAATATGGTAGAGAAAACGAGGCTGTCCAAAGAGCACTTATCGGTTTCTCATAACCTATATTATATGCGTTTTGCAGATAGGCAAGGCGCTTCCGCGTATGCCCATCATAGACTGCTATAGGTTTCACAGAAGCACCTCCTTCTTATAGCCATCGATTCTGCCAAATTGCTGTGACTGTCATGGCTTCACCAGCATCTGTCTCGATCATAATATCGTTCTCACCAGGAGACAGTTCGAAGAAGACACTATCTGTTGTTACAGAAGAGACGTCTTGCCTGAAACCAAAGAATACGGATAGCAAATCCGTGTCAATTGTAACTTCCTCGCCAGGAAGCAGATTAATCCCATCCAATTCAAATATGTTCTCGTTCAAAGCTCCTAAACGTCTCAACAAGAACGAACTTGTACCATCCATGTTAATAGTTAATGGTAATTCAAGAATCATATTTCCGGTTAATTCACCAAATCCTGCCATTTCATCAAAAGATAGCAGATTAATAATAACCATAGCGATGTCAAATATACCTTGACCACCAACAGTGAAAGCCATGTGTTGATACACAAAGTCTTGTTGAGAACGCATATCACCTTGACCAGACAATGATAAAGAGAATGGGGTGCGGGCAACCAACCCAGGATTGAATGTACCTGAGCCACTCATACGCCTTGTGAGAGGCATACGAAGAATCAACTCAAGATCCTCCATCTTACCCTCGCCCTCATATTCTGAGTTAACGTGTGTAAGGAGAATCAGATCTGTATTCATTCGACCTCTTCCTACGAATGGGTCAATTGGTACAGGATATGCGATTACAATCCTGGTCTGCATTGAGCCGACAGCATAGATTGAACCGACAATACCATCTGAGGAGACGCTTCTGTCATAAGCGTTCCGATCAAATAGGTTCTTATCGAACATAGCGTCTCACCTCCTCATTAGGTTTCCGATACAGAAAGACTCCCAATCGGAACAATCGGCTGAACCCCCTGGTTAAGCTGGTATGTTGCGGCCAACGAGCCATAATATACCAAATCACCGTCAGTTTGAGCCGTTTTCAAGCCAGCATAAGCAATAGATCCACTGGCAGAAGGAACTACACCGAACTGAATCAAAGCGGAGTTCTGAATGACAGCGGCGCCACCAGTAAGCTGAGGAGCAGAGAAAGTAACAGCCTGACGCTGGTAACCATCATAACTGGCCTCAGTACCAGTGTCTGCATCAGTTGGGTTTGTGGAATATAGAGCCAGGTACAGCTGAGTAGGCTGTGCAACGCTCTGATTTCGTGCCAAGAAGTTCAGCACCATTTGTTTCGCGGTATTAGCTTTAGGCATTATAAAGCCCTCCTTAATCATTGATGAACCTGGACGTTATGACCAGATTCTTAATTGGGTTTGTTCCTGTGTTCTTAATTACAAGACGAACGGGAGTTTTGACTGTTCCTCGAGTTTCAATCGAGAACGCTTCACCGCTTGCTATGTCAAATACCAATTGCTGGGCATTTTCATAAGCAAATGGATGATTAATTGTAAACTCCAAGTCAAATGTGGCATATTCCAAAGCTTTGACTGTAGGTGGAGCAGAGCTTAAGAACGCATTGTAATGCATTTCGGGCTCATAGTCGTAAGTAAGCTCTCCAACACCATCAAGCCAGCCAGCAATAAGCCGAACCTGCCTTTGTAAAGATATACCTTCTTGCGCTGCATATGAGCAGGATATAGATTCTACACGAGACTGGTATCCTCCGTCTTCTTGTATGACAGCGGACGAACGACCAGGGATCTCAATAAGACTCCTCCTTTTGAGAGGAGACAATACACGATCCCCGGGAGTTTCGCGCACTCCAAATGTTGAACTATGGATTCCTTTGAATGTAAAACCGCCAAGATTAGGCGATAAGTTCACTGCTGATGGCATGTATTCATCTCCTCTCTTTAAGTATATGCCGCATTACGCATGCCTTTGCCACGCATAGCAGTTTGCTGCTTCTGCAAGAGCTTCTTAGCAATTGCGTCAATATCAGCTTCGCTACGAACGGTAAGACCTGTAAGATCGAATTTGTTAATAATTGTGGTTTCTCCAGTTGCAGTCGGATCACTCCCATTTTGAAGAGCACTGCTCAACTGCGCTTGTTTAGAAACATTCTGTGCCAAACTGTAGGACTGACCTTTACTTAACATGTTAGCAAGAGTATTCGCACCAGACTTAACATCGGTGAGATCTAAGACTGGAGTAATTACTGGAGCTGAATCAAGATCTGCATTCATTGCATCAGTCAACCTGCTCATAGTATCCTGCATTGTCTTAAGAGAAGCATCGCCCATGTCTTCTGTTGCATCAGTTACTCCACTTGCATACTTAGTAATACCATCTGCCATACCAACGGCACAGAATTTACCGACTTCAGCGAATGCTTTAGACGGACTGGCAATACCTAAGAAGTCCCTGATACCGTCCAGTGCTTGGTCTGCAAGATTCTCAACGGTACTAACAACATTCGAGATCATAGACTGAATACCATCTATGATACCATTGACAATGTTCTTACCAACGTTGACGAACTCACTAATACCCAAGAAGTTTAAGATACCATCCAGAAATGCTGTACATAGATTTGCGACTGCTTCCAAGAGAGTCGGAGTGTTTTCACGAATTGAATCAGCCAAACCATTGATGAAATCGATAATCATCTTAAATCCGGCGTCAATTACTCGTGGTACTTGCTGACCGATACCTTCAAGGAATGCAATGATGATGTTTGCGCCTGCTTGAATGAGATCGGGAAGTTTTGCTGCGATTCCTTCAAGAAGAGCGATCAACATCTCAAGAACAGCCTCAATGACAGGTTGTAAATTTGATGCAACGCCTTCTAAGAAACCAATAATGATCTTCATACCAGCATCGACAAACTCAGGAACTTTCTCGACCAACTGGACGAGCAAATCTCCAATAAACTGGAGAACAACTGTGACAAGTTTAGGAATTTCACCAGACAATAGAATGATCAAACTAGACACAACAGCAATAATTGCTTCTGCGATTGCTGGTGCACCAGTCGTGATTACTCCTGCCAAAGCTACAATACCCTCACCTATCTTTGTTAAAACATGTGGAATGAGATTTGCTACTTCTGTTATAGCAATAACAAGTAGGCCAATAGCAGCAGTTCCTCCAGCTGACAAAGCAGCTAAACCAGCGCCAAATAAAACCATACCCGCGCCAATAGCTAAGACAGCTACACCTAATAAGGCAATAGCGGCAGCCAAAGCTAATATAACAGGAGTAAGGGGAGCTAATATTGCAGCGGCAGCACCCATAACAGCAAATGCTGCTACAAGAACCACAATACCTTTTGCAATTCCTTCCCAGGATAAAGCTCCCATGACGACCATAGCTGAAGCTAAGACTAATGAAGATGCCGCCATAACAAGCATAGCAGCTGCACCAACAAGAACCATTGGATCTGCCGTTAAGATCATTGCTGCAACCATTAGCATCATAGCAACGCCAAGACCAGCCAAGCCATGAAGCATGTTTCCAAGATCCATTGCTCCGAGAATCGCAACTGCGCCACTAATTTCCACAAGAGCTAAGCCCATTGCAACCATAGCAGCGGCAGCTGTTAACATTGTGACAGGATTTACTGTTTTACTGATAAGAATGCTAAATGCAGCTATTTCAGCTAATATAACACCCAAACCAATTAGTCCTTGCTTCATAATATCGACCTTAAGTGCGCCAAGAATAGCGACGGCGCCGCTCATTTCCAATACTGCAATTGCAATAAGACCCATTGCTGCACCTGCAGCGAGTAATGTAGCCCCGTTACCAAGTTTAGATATGATTGCAGCAAACGCAGCCATACCTGCAGCTAATGCACCGACAGCTAAAAGACCCTGCTTCAAGTTTTCAACATCCATCTCACCCAGAGGTTTAACGGCAGAAACAAGAAGTTTAATAGCAACAGCCATCTCGATAAGAGCAAAAGCAGCTGCGCCAAATCCTTTAGTATTTTGCATTAATTTAGCCACACCAACCATTTCAGCAAGCATAACCGTTAAGGCTAGAATACTTTGGTTAAGCTTATCTGTTGGAATCTCGGCAATGTTCTGAAGAGCATTAGACAATATAAGAATAGCAGCTGAGAACTCTATCAGTTGTATACCAACTTTACTAATCTTAGTACCTGTCATTGTCTTTTCGAGGATAACAAATGTGGCAGCAAGTTCTGCAAAGAGAACGCCCATCGCAATTGAGGCATTTGTAAGTTTCTCAGGATCGATCATAGCCAACGCGATTAGAGCAGCTGCTAAGATACCAACGGCAGCAGCAATCTCAAGTAATACTTTTGCTTTTAGCGTATCTTGGTAAGCTTGTAAACTACCCTTAACGCCATCTAAGACTCCAGTGATACCTTCGAGAAATCCACCAGCCGAATCTGTGATGTTTGTAAACCCGTTAACGAGTTTCTGAATACCAACAAGTATTCCACCAGTTAACAATATATTTAAGATGTCTGCAAAGCCAGCAAAACCTTCAGTTCGCCAAGTATTTGCTAGCGCTTCTTTAATACTGTTGAGCATGTTAACTAAGAACGTACCAATAGGTTCAAGGAACTCTATAGCAGCAGGAATCCCACCACCATTGAATAATACGCTTGCGACTTCTTTGATCTTATCGGCCAGAGTTTGAATTCCACTACGAACCTTTTCAGTAATCGTAACAAAGAATTCTCCCTTATCTGCCGATGCTTTAAGATCGATAAAGAATTGACCAATCTTTGCAGCAAGCGAAAGAAGATTATCTCCTTCGGGAAGAACAGCCGCAATTACTGTCTTTAGCGTATCAAAGACAAATTTTAGACCATCCCAACCAAGAGAGATTGCAGAGAAGAGGCCTTCAAAAGCCGTCTTTACTTTTTCTGCAGTTTCAGGCCCTATTTTGATAGTTTGCATGAAGTCGCGGAACTTCTCGCTTAAGTCAGCAAGCATCTGACCAGTCATAGGAGGAAAGACGTTCTCGAAAGCTTCACGGATAGGTGCTAAGATAGACTGTAGACCTTCCCATGCAGCTGTGATTCCATCTATTACTGCTGTACGTCCTCCAAGAGCATCCCAGTCAGAAAGAATTTTGTTTCTAGCTTCCGAGGAACTCTCAACAAAGTTGCCAATAACATCCGAGAGTCCAGTCCAGATCTCAGTAGCTTCCTCGAAGTCACCAAACATGATCTCAAAGGATTGAGCCCATCCAGAACCAACAGCTTCCTTAGTTGTATTGAGTAACTGGCTAAAAGTACGAACCTTAGTAGCTGCCTCATTAGCTCTAATACCGATCTCGGTAGTCTCGCTGGCGTAGTCCGACAAGGTATCTGTTAAAACTTCAGTTGTCATCCATTGATACTGCAAAGAATCATTAAAGTTTGTTGTTGCATCAATAGCCATTTCCATAGTCTGGCCTTGGCTGTTTGTTGTCAAGACTCTGTACATACCATCTACTGTCCTTTCAACAGTACCGGCTGCTACAGCTGCATCCAAGAGGTAAGTCTTGAACTCAACAGTAGCCATGTTGGCGAGCTCAATAGATTTCCAGTCAATAAGCCTAACATAACCTGCAGACAAAGCCTGCGCGAAGTTATACATCGCTCGAGAAGCCTCGTCTGTACTAGCACCAGCTAAAGCTGCGGCATTCGAAATACCTCTGATAGCCTGTACAGCTGTCTCAAGGTCAACACCAGCATTAGTAAACTTACCAATGTTGGATGTCATATCAGAGAAACTGTAAATAGTTTGGTCAGCATATTGGTTTAACGCCTCAAGCTGCTCATTAACCATTTCCAGTGTAACAGGGAGCCCTTCTGCCGTCCTACCAGAAGCAAGCATAGTTTTGATGGAGTTGATCGTAAGTTCATACTCCTGATAACCTTGTGTAATTGGTTCGATAGCAAGAGAATTCGCTAATTGCATACCAACTTCGACTGCTTTTGCTCCGATCTCAAGTAAGGCGCCTACGGCAATTGTACCAAAAGCTGAAAACTTAGCACTAACTCCTTCGACAACTCCTCCCAGACTGCCAAAACCAGCAGAAGAACCAGATTTCTCAAGTTGACTATCAAAGTTAGCTAGACTTTTTGATGATTCGGAGATGCCTTGTTCGAACTTCTTATTTTCAAATGACATCTCTACAATACGTTCGTCGATTTTACTCATAAGTTCTGCACCTCCTTCGTCATGTCTTCTACAATACGATCAAAGATCGGTTGTAAGGCAGGATTGATGAAGTCACGTCCCTGGACGTATCCACCATTACGAGTTCCATGTCCATATTGTATAAGAATTACAATGGGAATGCCTTGATTGACGTTACTGTTAGAGAATTCCAAACCCCAGTTATTAATAGAGTAGGACCACATCTTTGCAGTCTCTCCGGTATCCTGAGGAGTAGCACTTTGGAGAGCATCGACGCCTTGACGGCCATATCGATCCATGATCTGCCGGAATTTCTCGCCCAATTGCTTACTGTTTGTGAAAAATCGTTCACTATTCCGAAACGATCCTTTTGCCGTCAACTTTATCATCGCACTCTCCTTTCTCAATCATGGGATTTTGCAAGTTTACGTAGTTTTAAATCCTCGAGTTCATCTTCACTTATGATTTTCCACGTTTTTTTTTTCTCCCACCAGATTGCTTCTTCGCCGTTTCCGCCCAAAGCCTTGTAAGCTTCATGAATATTCGTCTGAACTCGACAATCATCATCAGTCCAGGCGGCAATATCACGGTGGTCTTTGAAACAGCGATAAAGATCGTTACGTAATATAGCTAACAAGGCTTGTGTTTGTTTTTCCTGTAAAGCAGTTATAGCCTCCACTTCACCTCCGGTCTTTGAAACTTGTTCAATAAGACCTTTTAGCTCTTTGAAGTCAGCGTCAACCTTTTTTACAGATTTGGTAACTCCGATTTTATCGAAGAAAGTGATAAGGGTAATGATACCCGCACAGAGGGTGACAATATATTGCCAAGTTTCCATATGTACACCCTCACTTTCTCTTGCAGTAATCGAGTGAAACCCAACCTGCTCCAGACTTTAATTTTCCCCACATGGATGCTCCGGAGCCTTTACTCTCATCCACAATGGTATAGACCTCATTCTTATGAACTTGGCCGACAATAGGATAATTTGTTCCAGGACCTTTACGGTAGTTTACCGTCGATCCTGTGATGATAACCAAATATGGAAATTTGGTATCTGGAACAGAAGGTTTAACCGGCTGTGCAGGTTCGGGTTTTGAGGGAGATACGATAGTTCCGCCATTACCAAGAAGTTTGTTAACTTCATCAGCAATGTAGCCAAGTTTACCGTAAATATAATCTCCCGGGCAAGCTTTGTTTGCAAACCAGCGGTGAACCGTCATGTTCTGCTTGTCAACCTGACCGATAAGATTTTTGTCGCCCTTCCACAGGAGTTTCTTAATCCCATTACGCTGACAAATATCGGCGCAAAGTTTAATCGTTCCCTGAAGAGCTCCATCGGTAATCTTGTATGGATGCTGTGTATCAGAAGCTACTTCAATGGTAACTGCTCGCTGATCATTAGCGCTTGAAGATGTACACCAAGAGCGATTCTTCTCTTCGCAGTACATACCAACGTTACCATTGTCATCTACGCCATAATTACTACTCGCTTGACGTGAAGAAGGTGCGAAAACATTTCCCAGCGTCTCAAGAGAGCAATGTCCAACCACACAATGAATAGTAATTGTGTCAATTGGTTTTGTACGTTGTCCACTATGATTTGGAGACAACTTCGTATACTTAACCAAAGGTGAATTTGTGTAAGCCATTAGTTTTCTCCTTTCCCATTTGACAATTCATCCCGTGTTACTTCACAAGCATCACAGATCTGATCGTCATCTGCATCATTATTGAGTGGACCATCACAAATCAAACATTTTTCTTCATTCATTTAACTTTACCCCCTTGAATTAATTTGTTTCCGTCGAGCTTCGTTAAGTTGGGTATTCCTCGTCATTAAAGCATGTTTACCCATCTTCTTCGGAGGAGTATTCTTAATAGAGCAGACGCGAATAAGTGTTAATAACCTATTTAAATGCCACTTCTGACACTCAAATGGAATCTGTTGAGCAATCATCCAATAGTAGATGAGCTCGCTAGTAATAATTTCCTTGTTTGATCCAGCTACTTGTTCTTTTCGAAATGTAGTAGCTGTCATTTCTGCAGCAATATACTCTGAGATTTGATCAATCGCCGTATCTGTTAAGTAAAGATAAATCTCACTTTGTACAGTTGGATTGATTGTCATACAACGAATATAATCAATTGTTTCCTCATTTGTCTTTTTTCCAGGTCCCAAGAATGGTTTGCACCATTTAGACTCCCATTTTGATAAAGAGACAAGTGAGTGCTCAAGTTGAAGACTTGTGCCTTTGATTTTAACAAACTCATTCGTTGCTTCATTAAAAAACTCAGAGTCTGGAATCCTTATGGTTAGCATACTCACTTGTCCTCCTTACCGACATTATTGTTTCATGAGCTTCTCAATAAACTGAATCATCTCAGTCGGATTGGACAGAAGCTTATCGATCAGAGCATCATATGCAACTGTCTGCTTGAAGTCCTCAAGAACTGTTTCATTCTTGATGAAGCGCATGCCGTCCTCAGTACGGACACCATAAGCAAGATCCAGAACTTTATCCAGAAGACGAGCCAAATCACGAATGGCATCTGCAACAACGAGATTGTTTGCGTTGAAGCTATCGCCTTCTTTGACGTTAGCCTGAGCCTCATCTACGAAAGTCGCTTTCTGCTGGAGCTGTTTGCCCAGAGTAATGATAGTCCCATAGACATCGTCCTTGGCCATCAATACATCAGCTTTTGAAATGTGGAACCACAGATCATCTGTGTGTTCATTACCATTGAAATCGGTATAAGTTACCGGGAATTTAAGCATAATTTTCTCCTTTCAGTTTAAGAAAGATGAAGTGGGATGCCGAAGCAGAGCCCACTCATCAACATCAGTGTTTAACCTTCTGCAAAGATTGCAGCGATCTCATCGGGAAGCGGCAGATGAGGCACAATCGCCTCAGTCGGAGTTTCGCCAGTAGTGGCGTCGGCACCGAAGAGCATACCTTCCAGAATGGCCAACTTTGCCTGATTGACTTTGGTGCTGTCAATAACAAGAGAAGCAGTTGGCTTGGCGCCGGTAACAGGTTCCGGGCTGGTCGTCAGTTCCCAACTGAAAGTAATGGCTTCGGGCGAGTCATTGATCGTCGCATAGCCTTTCTCAGAGGGAGCCGCAAGAGCGTTGTAGATGATGTGCAGCTTGTAGCCGTAATCATTGTACTCAGTGTCATTACCGACAACAGTACGATACACCAAGCCGAAAGGTTTACGAGGCTGCTGGCTAATCATCACACCAGGAGCAAGTTCAGCAGAGCCATCACAGACCGCAAACTCATCCGGGTAAGTATAAGCTTCAACAGTGGCGCCAAATTCCTCATTGGAAAGCAAGTTAAGATACTTGATGTCATCCGCATACAGCGGAGTAGCCTCTGCACCGCTTGGAGATTCAGTGACTGCAGTCAAACCATTCCAAGCAACGCCAAGAGGATACGTACCAGTCGAACTACGAGGGTAAAGGACACCGTTTCTTACGCCAGTTTCGTACAGGCGTTCACCGGTCTGATCCCAAATAATTTTAGACATAATGTTCTCTCCTTTTATTAAAAGTAGGTGGAATAGATATCATGATTCAGATTATCCAAAGTAAAGTGACGACTAAAAGACGTCAATGGAAGTTCTGCCACCTTCCCTGGAATTAGTGAATCAGGGTTTTTATCTATTACCGTGATTGCATAGCGCATCTTGCCAAGATAGAGTTTATCATTGGCAAATTTCTCATCCTTGTCATCGCGGCTATAGACAATACAAGGGTATTTCATTTGCACAGATGCTGGGGGCTGGAAGTATACATCCCTAGACCCCAACAAAGTTGCAAGAATCTCATGCAACTCAAGCCGTCGGTCCATTGTAAACTCCTCCAGTCGTAAGAATCAAACGAGGACGAAGAATCTCAACTTTTGTGACCTTCCAGTTTGCCCCCATCCATCTGATATACTTGATATGTTGAAAGTTTTCATAAGCGAAAGGGTCGGAGATAATTGAGAGTTTGTTATCAATGGCAAAGTTATCATTAACTTGTTCAGATGATTGCCATCTGTTCATATTCTGAAGCACATCGCCACGATAATTTCTCTCAATTATCTGATCTTCCCAAACGCCAGGAACAGTTTCAACTTGTATGGCGTAGCCTATTACGCCATAAAATTTTGCCATAACAGACTACCTCCCATTTTGATGATTATTCGGCAGAAGTGGCAGGAATGGTCTGCAGCTTCTCGATGACAAGCGCCGACTTCGGCAGAACAAGAGCGCCCGAACAACGAGTCTCGATCAGGTACTTGTACTGGTTGTAGTCGATGTCAAAGTCATCGAACATGTTCACAGAACCACCTTTATCAGCGCCAATATAGTAATCTTTCATGTTAACAACAATACCCTGAAGAAGAGCACCTTCACCATCTACGCTAGAAGTGGCAGGCGTAATTACACGCATAACGTTTTCAAGCACAGGAACTTCAACAATCTTATTTACGCGAAGAGCTGCAGCCAGATCATTGATGGTGTTGTACAGACGACGGCCAGTACTGTCTTTAAGAAGGAGCATATCGCCGACTGCGTCAGGAGTGCTGAAGAAAGTCGGATTACCAGAACCCTTATAGTCCTTACGAGAAAGAATGATGGCGTCGATCATCTGAGAAGTTGTTGCATTCTCAGGTACCTGAACCTTTACAGAATATAGGTTATCGTCGGAATAGATCGGACGAATAGATGATTCATTGATCTTGTCATCGGACGCGGCAGAACGGCCATCACCCACGAGCTGAGCGCGAGCAATTTCCTCTTCGAGCATCATGCGCATTTCAAGTTTCAACCAAGCTACAACATCGATGTCAGTGATATCAACAATGTCATCGCGATCAAGCTTCTGCTTTTTGTAAACAGTTGTCGGATTGGTTACACGCTTAAGCAGGGCAATAACTTCGTCAGTCTTCACATTACCCTTAACATAACCCTTAGCACGAGCTTCATCTGCTGTAATGTTAGCAGCAAGACTCTTAATGCGGGCAAACGGGGTGTGATGAGACGCGCCAAAGACTTCTTTTACCCATTCGGTATCGCGCTTAATAAACGCAGGGGTAGGAGTAACAGTCTTTGCATCCGGGAACAGAAAGTCAATGTTCTCAATACCATAATCGGCGTGCTGCAGGAAAGCTTCTTTCAGAGAACCGCAACGCTGAGCGTCGGCCAGAATAGTCTGCAAGGCGTCATGAGACAGAACGTTCTTCTTCTCTTCAGGCGCCGACTGATCAAAAATATTTTTCTTCATTTCACTATCTCCTTTAATATTGGAATGTTTGGTTTCACCGCCGTCATCGGCAGAATCCTCAAGAGCGTGGGCGAGCATGGCATAGACAACCGTCTTCTGTTCCTCATTCAGAGTCTCAAAGACATCGGCGAGCGTTCTATCGTCTTCACCCTTCTTTGCGTCTGCATGAGCCAGAGATGCATCATCCTTTTTAGGATCTTCATCGGGTTCCACTGCACTGTGCTCAATGTCGTCATAAGCACAAATGATCGCCTCAGCTTCATCAGCAACCACAGAGCCATCTGCATGCTGGAAAGCGAGATTATCAATATATGCCTCCGGATTCGCACCGGCGATGACCAAGCTGACTTCGCGAATGGCGCCATGAACAACGTCTTTACCCTTCTCGATCAAAGAATTTGCATAGATCGAAAGAGCTTTAATATCGCCATGAGCAATCGCTTCTTTGGCATCCTGTGCATTTGCAGAATTGTTCAAACTGCAATAAGCATAGACACCATCTTTGCGATTTTCAAGAACCGCATGACCCAGAATATTACCAGGTTCGTTGTGCAGATGCTGCCATACGAGAGGCACTGTCTGCCCGTCGTCGTGCTGAAAAGCATTCTGAAGAATCGTCCGACCGTCAGAGCATTTCAGTCCGACCTTAGTGGCATAACCACTAAAATCATACTTAGATTTATTAGCCATTATCGTTATTTCCTCCTATTCATTACTTTGATGAGATTTATACAATTCGGCTCTGATATTTGCCTTCTCTTCAGCAGACTTACCAGAACTTGTTGATTTGTTAGAACTTGAACTACCAGAAGACTTGCTCGATTTGGATTCAGCTGTATACTCAGCTGCAATTTTATCAAACTCGGCAACATACGTTGTTTGATAACCATCTTTGATCGATTGTTTAGCAGCCTCATAAGCCTCTCGAGCAGTAGATACAGATTGTTTCAAATCAGCAGCAAGTTGCTCTCGTTCCTGTTTAGTCGAGGACCTTTCAGATTCTTTCTCTGCATTAGAGGAAGAACGAATTTGGTCTTTATCAGATTTAGAGTCCTCGCGGATGTTTTCTTTATCTGATTTAGTCTCAGCTTGAATCCGAGAAACAACTTCTTTAAGATCGCCACGTAACTTTGCTAATTCTTCACGACGTTCAGCATTTTTTCTATCCTTAACTTCTTTTGGAAGATTAGAATAATCTTCGGCTGTAAGTCGATCAATCTTGGATTGTGTCTGTGAGCGTTCTCTTTCCAATTCAGCCTGGGTCTCTTGAGTTTCCTGTTCAAGTTCTCGCTTGGTTTGTGCAGTTTCAGAATCCATAGAGTTCTTTGTTCGATCTGTGATAATAGACAACGCTTGTTTTAGCTTATCACTAATACGTTCACGTGTTGCCTTTGCTTCAGTTCGAAGAACTTCAACTTTCTGCTTATGTGCTTCTTGCTCAGCTTTTAATACCTGTTGCTTTTCAGAAGTAATATTGGCTTTTGTCATACGCCAAACTTCTTTTCCTTCTTTAGTAAGCGTCTTTTCTGAGCGACCGGATAGCTCACGGTTTTGCATGTAATATTCATGCGCTTTCACAGGATCATAGTACTTCGAGGAATAGTGCGCTAAGAAATTATTCATCACTCACTCCTCCCAAAATTGAATCAATGTCTTTTTCAATTCCAGCCAGAGTCTCCTCAAAGAGTTGATCATACTCGGACGTATCAACAGTTTGCGGAGCGGTGATCCCTTCTTCAGATTCCTGCAAAGGCATGTTCTTGTTACGCAATTCATCAGCCTGTGGCGCATCAGATGGCTTCATACCCAGAATCGATCTTACCTCATTCGAAGTAAGAATTTCATTACGAGTAAAGCTATCAGCCATTTCAGCCATTTCATTCGCGGGGACAAGTCTGAAGATATCGCGGAAGCCCATCATGGTTTGCCCCTGAGAACGAGCCGTCTTTGTAAGGAATTTACGACGAATCTCCTCAATAATTGCAGTGACAATTGGCTCAATTGTTCGATTGTAATAGTTCAACATTGCTTTCTCATCGGCTTTACCAGTAAACACATCTTCAGTAATTCCAAGTTGGCTGTATAGCATGTTAGTCAAATATGTAATCTGAGATAACAAATTGTTTTCAGCCGGTCGGTTCAACTGAGTAATATGTTCGGTGCCATCTGTGTAAGCAATGCCATATTTACTTCCTGTCAACTGAGTTTCAATTGCTTTGCGTCGTGCTTCAGCCTGCATTTGCTTGGCTTCAGACTTGATTACGTAGGGCAACTGAATAATCAAGTCAAGTTTTCCACTGCCACTTGCTTCGTCAACAGCATCCAAAAGATTCAACTTACGAATAAGTCGCTTAAGAGTACTGTTAGGCTCATTCATGACAGCGAAGAGTGGATTCTCGACAATGGCAACAATAGATTTTGGAATAAGTACTCGTTCTTTTAAACCTGTTGAATCATTATATAATTCAACTCGCACCTGATTGGGATACCATTCTACAATCTTTCCTGTTCGCATGGTATTTATCTCATACGCACCAGTAACTCTTGGAGAAACGGTAGTATCAACCGGAACGATGGCCACAGAACCTTCATCGAACAAACTCATTACAATATCTTGAACGAATGCTCGACCAGTTTGATCCTTATTTGCTTCTATTGTTAGACAATTTTGTAGACTAGAATTAATAGTCTCCACATATCGTCCATTATCGTCAACTCGGACATGTTGAATGTCATATGCAGCTACATCCATGGCGATTCGGTTATAAACTGCGGTAATAATCGAACGTTCATTCCCTGTGAGGACTCGAGGACGAGTCGGATTATAACTGGAATACATGCCCATATCTTGATAGTTATATGACTCCGTCTCGTCACGCGCTCGGAAAACATTCCAAGCATGTTTAAGACGTGAGCTTACGGAATCTGCCATACTCATCCTCCTTTCATAAGGTTTTCTTTCTTATATGCTACTTTTCCAGATCCGAATACACCTCTATTAAGTTGAGACATATCATAACCAGAATCAGCAAGAGCAGTGTGAACCCCAAGTTCTCCACGCTTAGCTACAAAACGTAGAACACGACCAGATGGTGCAGGGACATCACCAACTTTAGTATTCATTAGTTCTGCAAGTTTATTGTTATAGCGTAGAATGGATTCTGAAGTCAATTTCCCATTAGTTTTGAATGTGGCATTAAGTTCATTCTTAACAAACTGGTTCATATCCTTCTTTACTGCCTGTTGAGTTTTTGCCTTGATCTTTTCGCCTTTAGTTTCCGCCCATTTATTATCTTTCTTATCTCGGCGGGCTTCTCCTTTAGGCGTTAAGGTACCGTCACGATTCTGAAACCGACGCACACCCCACTTTTGACCAAAGATGCCATGGTGTGTTAATTCATTAACAATCATATCATTCAAAAGCCTCCTTATTCAATTTATAAGCGACGTATGCATCTAGAAGAGCCGCAACACTATCAATCTTTTGATCAGCACGCTTCTTTAAGAGTTTCCGGTTACCATTAGTATCCTCCATCGTGATACAGTTACCCATTGTAAATGAGAAAAGCTCCTGATCGAATACAAGCATACGCTCTTCCGATAAAAGTTTCATCTCTCCAAGAGGAACCGATTCAGTTTTGGCGCCCTGAATAACTTTCTCAACGCCATATTTGGAGTTTTCTTTAGTCCATCGTTCAACAAATTCACGTGCATTGTAAGGGTCAAATCCGAAACAACGAACATCATACTGACAATCTTGAATAAACTTATCCAAGTCATCATAAACATCCATCATGTCAAGAACAGTACATTCAAGAACCATTAAAGATCCTTCATTAATGAACTGATCATACTTCATTCGCATTGCCCCTGGAAGTTTCATAAGCGTTAAACTTGAAATGTAACATCGCGTCTTTATTCCATACGCCCCATTAGGAAGCGGAAAGAGGAAAGTGAAAGCACAGAAGTCATCGCCTTGAGATAAGTCGCCGCCAAGTGCACAAGGCATCGACCAAAAATCCCTACGACGATGTGGTAAAGTTTCTTCGTATGTAAAGAAGTAAGTATACCCCTCCATAGGAATGCCAAATCGTTTAGCAAGAATATCGTTACGTGTTGACGGTGCTTTTTCGGCTCTCTCAACATCCAACTGATAAGTTTCGTAAGTGACCGTCTTACCAAGATTCGGATTTGCCTTCAACCACATATCAGGTTGATTAACTTCTGTAATATCGTCCAAGCGATAATACCAAATGGATACATGTGGATTAACATAGTCTCCTTTAAGAATGTCCATAAGCTCCATTTTGATAGTATCGCCACTGCTGTTACGAACAGTGCCTTCAGAACTAACGGCTACAATTAAGTAGTCATCGAGTTTGGAAGCACCTTGCTCAATAGCACCGACAACATCTTCACGAATGTCACCAGAAAGCCATTCATCAACTGTTGAGACCTTGGGTCTAAGCCCTTGTAGCTTGTCAACAGACATAGGACGAACTTCTAGTAAGGAACCCGTTAAGAAATTTTCGACGCCTTTCTTTGTAGAAGCGAGTTTAACTCGATTGGCTCGACTACCAGTAGTATTCTGTAAAGATCCCTCCGTAAGGAACTTAAACAAAGGACCACGAGCTCGAGTTACAGCTGTGCGGATAGGACTCATGACTTCATCCGCTTGTTTCATAGTAGGCGCGGTTGCGATTTGATGTGTTGTACTCGTATCAACATTTAAAAAGTAGTTCTGTATACATGAAGCATACATAGACTTTGCTGCACCACGAGCAACGATTAGATACTGCTTGTTTATTAACCTCTTCTTAATCATCTTAGTCTCATAGTGACCACCACGATTATCTTCGGTAGGAACATACACAGATCGCTCAATGTAATAGTACCAACCAAAAATCTGTTCAGCCCATAACTTAAATGTATCAAGAAGATTGAGATCGGTTCCGTCTGTCTTGGTCAATTCAGTTTCACAATAAAGAACAAAACCTTCAACTGCATCTTCATCGTAATAGACACCGGGATTTGCAATGAGTTCATCAATACGATTCATCTCTAGAGCAATCTCTCGACAAACCGGTATCTGGCCCTTTAATACGGCCTCTCTGAATTTTCCATAGTAGTATGGAACCGCCGTATTAGACAAGGCCATGTAATACCTCCTTACATCTCAATAGTGCCACCCTTTTTAATAAGTCTGATAAGATCTTGTGCAAGTGGTGTTTTGCTCAGGGCATACAAGGATGCAACGGTAGTTCCTGCAGTAGTTAAACCTTTAACAAAGTTCATACCTTGCTGATATGAATTAGGATTTAACGTTTTATACTGCTGTTCAAGCTGCATTCTTGTGGTAAGTTCTTTTAATTCTTTTGTTGAAAGAGCTTTTGTCCCACGAGCCTTAAGCTGACGTGAAGTTTTGTAATCGTCAGAAGGAGGATGTTTTGCTTGAGCAGATTTTGTGACACCGCTTGGCCCTTTCTTCCGAACTCCCCACTTCATTCCAAGAACGCCGTGATGATAAAGTTGGTTGATTGGAGTGATGGTATCGACTATCGGGTGATCATCATAATCGCGGTACGCACCAGAATTCCTTTTCAAGTCGAAAATTATTCCTTCCGTTTCTTGTTCCATACGTAGCCGACGATTCAGTTTGACAAGTTCATCCATAGTCATCTCAGAGATTGATTTGGATTTATCGGCTTCAAACGGAAGCTGAAAAGAATAATCTTCAATGGTCTCTTCATGTTTGATAATTCTCATCTCTTTTCTCCTTTCTTATGGTGTTTCAACCTGAACGTTAGATCGCCACTCGAATTCATCACACTGTTTCTTGATCGAGTCGACTAAGAACGAATTTTGTGGAGGGTCAAACATTAAACGTACTTTTAAATAGGTGTACGTTTTGACGAGTTCTAGATCTTTACGATCGCCGATAAACTCTGACCATTCCGTCGAGTTATCAGTAATTAAGAACCCACCTTTTGGTCCTATTCCAAGCTGAGTCAAAATTGTGAACACTGAATTAATGTCCATAATGACTTCATCATCAAAACTCGGATCGCTTGGATCAATACCGAGTAGTTTCTTAATAGAATCCAGAATACTCACCATGGTGTTGTGTCTCCTTTCGTTCTTTCTCGTGGTAATCTGATTAGATTATTCTCATCGCCAAAGTGAATCGCATTATGCGTATCCAAAGAAGTGCATATGAGAAACTCAGGATCGAGTAAAATATCTGAACCCGCTTCTAAGTCATTGACCGTGATCGGATTCATGTGATGTATGCGAATATTAGCAAAGATCTCTCGATCAGGAATTCCCAAGTCACAAGAATTGTCGCGTACAATGACAACGTCACGAACTCTTTTCCATTCTGTGGATTGGTAGAAGGCCTGATTCAAATATCGATCGAAGCCAAATGTGGAAACACCAATACTTCCTCTCAATCGTAAGTATCTGAATCGCTCTTCGAAAGTTTTGAGTCGAACTAATTCAGAATATGTTCTAATCTTCATGATCGGAGCCTCCCGCATAAGAACGCATTGCAGATAAGGCTTCCATGTAAAGCTCTTCAACGCGTTTAGCAGATTGAATTGCTTCAGTCTTTGCTGTGATAAGATCTTTCTGCTTTTCGAGAATCTCTTTCTCGATTCTTTCTTTGGTTGATCCAAGTTTTAGGTAATGTGTGATCACCTGACTACTTGCCGTTCCTTTTTGTAACTGTTTCTCTGCTAAATCGATGGCAAGTGAAATCATTTGGTTCTCTCTTGCCTCCGGTGTCCTAGCAGGAGGACGCCTTTGTGTAGAGTTCGTATTACCTTCCGAGGAACTTTTCATAGGATATGCCCTCCTTTCTATATAGTTTTGAGAGCCCTCAACTAGACGCCGGCAGCCTGAAAGGAGGTAGTTATGACATTAACAACATAACGACAGAAACTATAACCGCCGGCGCCGAGCTGAGGGCTCTCAATAACAACCCCCGGAGCATTTTTTAAG